AATGGTGACATGGCTCATGCTGCCGACCGCGCCGCCAGCGGCAAACGCCGGCATCCGCGGCACCAACCCACCGAGCGCAAACCGGCCCATGCCGTCGAGCACCCGGCCGAGGTTGCCGCCGGAACGCCGCAGCGCCTCGAGCAGCGCCAGCACGCCGGGCTGCGCCACCGCTCGCGCCGGCATGATGTGCTCGCCGCGCGATACCCAGGCCAGATTGCTGTCCGAGGTGCCGCTGCCACGACCGCCGAGCAGGCCACCGCCGGCGAACTGACCGCCACCCGCCGCTGCCGGTGTGGGCGTGCCGCCCGACGGTTTGAGCCCAATAAATTCCAGCACTTTATTGATTGCGTTCTGGATCGCACCGGTCAGATCGTTCCAGGCCTGCACCCCGGCCGTGATCGGATTCCAGTCCCAGCCGGCGAGCGTGGAAATCAGACCGCCGATCGCGGAGGTGACCATCTGGATCGGAGCCGCCAGCGCGCCGATCACCGCCGCGCCGGCTGTTGCGACCGCATTGATCTCTTGCCCGGTCGTCGTGATGATCGCCTTGAACGCATCCCATGTTGCAGTCAGCGCTGCCATTCCGGCAATGGCGATCGGCGCGCCGACCTGCACCTTGAACCGCTCCCAGTCGGCGGACAGTTGATTCATCGTCTGCCGTTGCTTGTTGGCCGCCGCCTCCTGTTCGGCCGTCATGGTTGCGAATGTCTGCCCGAATTGCTCGACGGTTATGCTGCCGGTTCGCAGCGCCGCGACCAGCTCCGGGCCGGCGGCGCCAAACTGTTGCATGGCGATCTGCGCAGCCTTCGCCTGGTCCGGCATCTGCGCCAGCACCGTGATGATCTTCTGCGCCTGGGTGACCGCGTCATCATTGACCGTGATGTCGATGCCAAGGGTCTTGAGCTTGGCCAACTCGACACCGAGCTCCTGCACGTCCTTGGTGGTGACTTTCAGCCCACCGATCGGATCGCCGAGTCGTTGCAGACCCTCGCCGATGCCGGGAACGGCCTGGCCCATCTTGACCAGTTCTTCGCGGGCGGCCTTGCCGGCCGGCGTGAACTCATCCGCCGCCAGTTGCAGTCGCTTGAATGCGTCGGCCGCGCCAAAACCACCGGCAAGCGCGCGTTGCACTTCGGCCGCGTCCCGTTTGACCTGATCGAGCTTGAATTGATCGGCGTTGCTCTTGGCTTGCGCCAGCGCCGTGCTGATGCCCTGCGCCGAAATCCCGGCCTGCTCGAGCGCGCGTCTGAACTGATCCACCTTCTCTATCGAGACGCCGAGTTTTGCCGCCTCGTCACTGACCTTGTTGACGGCATCCGAGAATGCAAATGCCATTTTGGTCGCAGCGGCGAATGCTCCGACAAGCGCCACACCGACAATGGGCGCCGCCGCCGCCAGCGCGGAAAAGGCAGTCTCCACCGAGGTGATGCCTTGCACCAGCGTCTCGAGCCGGCCGGCCTGCTGCACCGCCTTCTGGATCTTGTCGATGGAGTCGGCGCCGGTGACGCCCATCTCCTGCAGTTTCTTGGTCACCTCGTCCGGCTTGATGTTCTTGAAGCCGCCGACCTGTTCCGCCGACTTGGTGATGTCGGCAAACGCCTTTTGCCCGGCCTCGCCAATACCTTCAAGCTGCTTCTCGATCTCGGCGCCGCCTTCGAGCGCGATCTGGATCGATATCTTTTCCGCCATGGCAACTAGTCCTTGAAGTGCTTGATGAACAGTTGCGCCAGCCGCGCCGCGTGCTGCTTGACGATCTCGGTGATGCGCCACTTCTTCGGGATGCGCACCGACGGCACGCCGATGTAGAGCGGCTTGCGGTCACGATCGCGATCGTTGGCGTCGAACAGCATCGGCTTGCCGCGCACCGTGGCCGAGACCAGTTTCTTTCCCGATCGGCTGGCGGTCGGGGCGCCGGGTGTGGTCGGAATCCACAGCAGCGGCTTGCCCTGGATGGTCGCGCCGTGCTCGAACACGCCGGCAAAGCCGAACTTGTGAAAGATGACGGCCTTGGCCTGCAGCGACGGCTCGCCGTCGTCCACTGCATCCAGCGTCCGGTATTGCAATCCCTGCTGCCACTTCGGCCCGAACTTGCCGGCGCCGGCAATATTGCTGCGCCCTTCCTGCACCGCATTGGCGGCGGTCTCGCGCAGCGCCGCGACCGCAGCCGTGGCCACCGGCCGTTGCTTGTCGCGGATCATCTGCAGCCACGCCGGCCGATCGACCGTGACCTTAAACTTCGCCGCCATTGGAAATGTCCTTGAGCGTTCTCTCGATCGCCTTGCTGTCGCCCTGCGCGCCAATGGCGGCGATCATCAAGGCATCAGCCCGCTCGCTGCGATCGAGCCTGGCGCTGAATTCGAGGTAGGCTGCGATCTGCCGCGGCGTCAGCGTCATTGCATAGTCGGGCGGGAATCCTCTTCGGATAAGGGCGGTGATGGCGATGGCGATCTCTTCGCCCGGCGCACTGTCACTGGCTTTGCCTGTTCTCCTTCGTGCGCTCCCGCCATGAGCGTCCCCAGCTTTTGAACGAAGGAGATGAATCCGTTTGGGAATGTCATCCGGAAAATCGCCGCCACCAATTCCAGTTGGTGTTCTGCCAACAAGTCGCCGGCGATCTTCTCCGTTTTTTCATTGCCCAGTTCGCCGATGCCGGCGGCAATGATCGGGCCGGTCGCAGCCCCCAACTGCTCGATCATCTTCGGCGTGCCAACGCCGGCAGTCGCTCCCCCGATCAGAAATGCGAGATCGGGAAACCGCGCCACAATGGATGCCAGAGCAGGCACGCGCAGCCCATGCACAACGAACCGCTGGCCGTTGATCTTAACGACCTCGACCGCGGTCGCGGGTACAATGTCAAGTAAAGACGCCATGCGTTCTCCTATGCGGTTGTGGCCTCGTCCCTGACGGTCCAGACGCCGAAGTTGCCGTTGGCATCTCGCTGCACCTCGGCTTCGATCTCGATGGTCGTGAAGTCGTCCTCGTCGGTGATGAAGCTGAAATCGCCGGACGGGACGAACGAGACGGTGGCAAGGAAGTCGACCTGCTGGCCGATGTCGTTGGTGCCGACGACTTTGATCTCGCCGGTGAACTCCGCTTTCGACAAGCCGCTCAGGGTGATGTTGCCATCGGTGTCGGTGCCCTGCTCGGCCAGCGCGAAGAACGAAAGATTGTTCCCGGTGATCTCGTCGAGCGTGAAGGTGATGGTAGCGGCGAGCGACGTGATCGCGGTGAAGTCCTTGGTCTTGACACCCTCGCGCGATGAGAAGTGTTCCTTCTTCTCGACCGCCGGGGAATAGACGAACGACGGCGCGTTGCCGAGATCGGTGAAGGTGGACGCGCCGGCTTCCTTGAACGACACGATACCTTTGCCAATATGATAGTTCTGGACGTTCGGGCTCGTGGGCATGGCGTTGCTCTCCTTTCTAGAGATCGTCGGGCTTGAGCGAATACTTGAACAGGAACTGCGCGGTTAATGCCGCGTATCCGGTGCGCGTCCAGCCGACATCGGTCTGGCATCCGAGATAGCGAATCGCGCCGTTGCCGTGCCGCCCGGTTTTGACGATCTGTTCGTTGAGCTCGGTATCGGTCAGCACCCGCTTGATCAGTTCGCGGCGAAACGTGGTGACAATCGAACCGAGCACGACGTTGTCATCCTGCACTTGCAGGATAATGCCGGGTGTCATCTGCACGTTGTAGGGCCGGTGCGGTTGCTTCATTGACACGTCGCCGGCGCCGTCCGATTCCTCGTCGCCGTCGAGCACGATCACCGCCGGCAATTGCGTCTCCGGGATATCGACGTTGTTGCGATGCGCCGAGCGGATGTTCGGAAGGCTGCCGACCACCTCCAGCAGCCGCGCCAGGATGTCCTCGCGAACGTCGATCATGCGCTTGACTTCAGGAGGAACCGCACTTCGCCGAGATCCTCGCCGTTCGGACTGCCGCACGCTTCGTGGGAACGCACGATCCAGGTGCGCCCGTTGAATGTCAGTGTTGCGCCGTCGCAGTCATCGCGCGCGATCCCTTTGGCAGTCAGCTCGGGAATGCGGGCAAAGGCGCCAGGCCCGACGCTGCGCATTTCCACGCTGCCGCTGGCCTGCGTCTTGCGGCGGGTGTCGTCGATCACGGTGATCGTGACCTCGCCCGCAGTCCCGGCCGACAGCGTCGCCGGCACGCCGATCACCTCATACACCGGGTCATAGAGGTCGGCGCTGTAGTCGATCATCGCCATTCCCGCCGGAACGCGAACGTGCCGATATCCTCGCGGCCGAGCTCGGTCTCGACATTGCTTTCCGACACCAGCACAAAGCCGCACAGCTTCATCGCCGCCACCAGCCCGTCGCGGGTGAAATACCAGCAGTGCTCGTCCGGCTTGAAATGCTTGGACACCAGCACATGCTCGGCGTCGCGGAAGATCGGCAGCGAGAGAAACAGCCACTCGCGCACATTGCCGAGCAGCGGCTGGAAGTCCGGGATGTGCTCGAGCACGTCCCACAGCGACACCGCATCGGACAGCACCAGATAGGGATCGACCTGCAGTTTGCGCTGCTCGAGCCATTCGATGCCGACTGGATTGACGTCGAAGCCATAGGTCGTGCGTCCGCGCTCGCGCCGCTGTTCGATGAATGCGCCCGAGCCGATGCCGACATCGACCAGCGTGCCGCGGTAATGCTGCTCGACGAAGTTGCAGCGCGCCTGCATCAGCGCGCGCCCGAGGTCGGTCTGCGCATTGCGGTCGAAGGCGTCGAAATAATCCTGATTGTAGGGTGCCAGCGCGGCCTCGACCGGGTAGTAGCCGATGCCGAGCTGCGGCCACCAGGTCAGGCTGCGGCGCGAGAACTGCGCCACCAGCGGGAAAACTGCCTGATCGGGTCCGCGATGGTCTTGTCGCAGTTGTGCAGCATGTTCGTGCATCGGCAGAACTTCTCCGGTGTGGCGAAGCCGATGCGGCTGAGATCGAGCCGCGGGTCGGTGATCTTGGCGGGTGCGTTGTGGCCGCCGTGGCCGCCCAGCACCACGAAGGTGTTGACCTTGAACGCGAGCCCGGCCGGGACGATCCAGCCGACCCCGCCGATGACGATGTCGGCGTCGCGCACCAGCGCGAGCAGTTCGCGCACCGCCAGCTCGCCGAACACGAAGTGGCGGTGCGCCGGCGGCAGATCGCCCACCGCCCATTCCTCGCCGGCGGCAATGTCTGCGACCGCGATCACGGTGTGCGTCGCCATCAGTTCGCGGGCGAGCGCATTGACGTATTCCGGCCGCGGGTTGCGCGCCTCGTTGCGCCATTCGCTGCGCACCGTCACCGGCCGGATCACCGCGATCGGCCGCGCCGACTCGACTGGCGACGGCCCCATCTCGGGCAAGTCGAACAGCGCCGGATCAAAGCCGACCTTCAGTGCTGCCCAGCGGCATTCGAGCGAGCGGATGATCGAGCGCGAGGCCAGATCGAAATAGCCGACCTTGATCTCGCGCATCGCCGGCAGCGGCGGCGACCACCACAGCTCGGCCGGTTGCCGGGCCATGTTCTTCTGCTGCGTCCGCAGCCGCCGGCCGCCGCGCACGAACCTGATGTCTAGATCGGCGTAGAGCTCGGGCCACGGCGTCTCGAGGTGGATCTCGTATTGCGCCGCCGCCGCGCGCACGAACGGGCGCGAAAAGATGTTGTCGCCGAGCCCCCACATGCCGCGGACCAGGATCGGCTTAGGCCGCGCGCTGCTCACCCACGATATCCTGCAGGCTGATGACCGGAAGCAGGTCGCCCCACGCCGTTCCCGGCGAGGCATTGTAGGCAGTGATCTTGAGCGCCCGCAGCGATGGCACGATGGTCACCAGGTCGGCGTGCTGCTTGTCGTAACAGCCGGCCCGGTGCGGCCAGCGGTGCGGCGGGTGATGGTGGCTGCGACCATCGGCGGCCAGTTTGCCGTCGGCGCCGAGCCAGACGATGGTGCCGCCCGGCCCGATCAGATGCGCCGCCAGGTTGGTCGCCGCCGTCAGCGAGGTGAACTTCTGCATCAGGCTGTCGTGCTGCCGCGCCAGTCCCGGCGGCTTGTCGGCACGGCACATGAGCACCTTCCTGTCCTCCGAGCACATGCGCGAGACCGTGACGACGCGGCCGCGGAAGTTCGCCACCGCCGCCCGGTTGTCGGGTTCGTTCCACCAGCGCCAGTCGCCGAAGTAGAGAAAGTCCGCCCACGGCACCGCATAGACGCTGGAATTGATCGCGATCACGCGGCGGCCGCGCAAGTCCTCGAGCTCGGCCTCGCGCACCGATGGCCCGCCGCCGACGATGAACACGGTCTCGCCCGGCCATTCGCGCGGCACCGACCAGAATGCAGGCTCACGCGACATAGAGCCGCCGATAGGGTTTGATCAGATCGGTCACCGTTGCCGACAGATAGCCCGATGATGCGGTTGCCAACGATGGCGTGAAATAGGAGACGCGGGTATCGCCGTGCTGCAACTCGCGGATGCTGGGATCGCGCGAGCCAACGGTGCGGCCCTCACTGACCGCCTGGATCACCGCCTGTTGCAGCCGCGCCGGCGCCTGTTCCGGCAGATCGTAGCCGCCGGAATAGAGCACAGCGACCACGGTCTCGGCCCAGCAGCCGTTGGTCCACAGCCGCCCGCTGTCGGGATCGAACTCGTAGTCGGCGGCGGTCGCGCCGGCAGCCGACACCTCGGCGATCTCGACCACCGGATAAAGCGACAGCGTCAGCGCCTGCCGCGGCAGCATGTCCTCGTTGAAATCGAAGGTGAAGGTTTCGAGCGCCTCGGCCAAGCCGAAACGGCGGTTGCAATATTCTGCAATGATGCGTGACTGCATCGTGATCGCGGCCTGCAGCGCGGCGTCTTCGGTCGTGCCCTCAATGCCGAGCGCGAGCTTGAGATCGTCGAGGCTGATCAGGTCGGGCCCGGCGCTGTCGGTTGCCTCGCTGAGAATTTCGAGAATGGAGTGCATCTATTTGAACCTGAGCGGCTCGAGCGCGCGCTTCTCGTCCGGCCGCGCGTCGCGGCCGTCGCTGCCGCGCTTGACCGCGAGGCGCCAGTCGTCCGACTTGCCGGGCTTGGCCGCGGTCTCGGCCTGGGCGATGAAGAAACTGCCGCCCAGGGTGACGCCGTCGCCGGCAACGTAGGTCGTGCCTTCTTTCCACACCCCGGCATCGAGCACGATGGCGGTCTTGATTTCATGCACGGTGTCGCCGATGGCCCAGCGCAGGGTGCGGCCGCCGTCCGCCGTGGTGACCGTGGCAGTCTTGAACGCGCGCCCCACCTGCTCGGTGACGTAGTTCTGCAGAAAGCCGAGATCGGCAGCGGGTCGACCGGGCTCACCCTTCGGACCGGGCAAGCCGTCTCTGCCATCGAGGCCGGCCAGACCAGTTGCGCCCTGCGGCCCTGCCTCGCCATGCCCGCCCTTTTCGCCGGG